TAGGAGCCCTGGGTTACTGGCTCTTCCTCGGGGAAGGCGACATCCTTGACGGTGTCCCAGGTGTCCTCGTCGCGCTCCACGTCCTCGATCAACTGGTAGAGGAACTTGGCGATTGGTTCGTCCACACCGTCGATGAGGGCAAGCTTGCCCGCGTGCTCCCTCTCGGTGGCAAGCAACGCTTTCGTCCACGAGCCCTTCTCTTCGGCGTAGATGTCCTTGATGTTGGGGGGCAGCATGTCCTCGCCGAACTCGGCGGCGAACTGGAACATCGTCTGGCGGTCTGACCACATGTCGCGGCGGGCGTTGGCGAAGCCCTCGTATATCCACTCGGAATACTTATCGGAGACGAAGAGGGGGTCGTTGGGGTCGGACTTGATACCGAGGAAGCTGAGGGCCTCGTAGACATCGTCGTCAGCCTTGATGGACCCGTGGGTCGCGACCTCGATGTTCTTCATCGCGATCTCCTGCTTGCGCCCCTTCTTGTCGGCGGCGAGGCCGAGGGCGTAGCCCATGTTCCCCTCGATGACGTAGCGGGCTACGTAGGAGTCGAAGTTCTTGTCCCAGGTGATGTTGTCGAGGAGGTTGCCGTAGTCGTCCCCGAACTCATAAAGCTTCGTGAGTTTCAGGGCGAGCGCATCGAGGTCGGCAAGCTCGTTGGTGGAGAGTTCGCTGCGGGCCTTTCCCGCGTAGGTCTCGCGCAGCGCCTCAAGGCGGTCGGGTGACATCAGGACGTTGCGCCCGGCGTAGCGTTTCGTCTCTACGTCGTTGGCGTGAGCGGCGATGGCCTGCTTGTTCGGCTTACCCGGCTCGTAGAAGAGGTCGTCGGCCCTGGCACCCTGTGTATAAATATCGTATTTTTCCCTCTTGATGCGCTCCGCTGCGGGGTTGCGCCACTCGCGCTTCTCGAATCCCGCAGCGGCCTTGGAGACAGCGGGTTCAGACGGGCCGATGTCATCGTCGTCGGGGCGAGAGATGAGGTCGGGCCATATCTCCGCCTCGCCGATGTTGATGAGGGCGGGAGAGGATGCGAGTACGGAGGCGACACCAACGGTCTTGTCGGGGGCGGGCAGCTTACCCGTGCGGTCAAAGTAGGAGCGGGTGACCTTCTGGACTGCCGCCTCAAGCGGAGAGTCTGCGGCTGGAGGGGCGAGGGAGGGCGACCCCTGAGTGCCGAAAGACCCGCCCCCACTTCGGCGGGTCGATTCCTCGATTGCCCCCTGGATGTCGAGGGAGCCCTTCTTCTTCTTTTTCTTCCTACGGTACGGCTCGGCCTCGCCCGAATCCCTAATCAGGGCCATGTGTCACTCGAAATCTGGCGTTGCGTCTTTGACCTGCTGGGCTATCTGCGTGAAGCGGTCTGCCGCCATCTGGGAGTAAAGCGCCGACCACTTACCCGGTGAGGTCGCGGCGACCTGCTGCCAGAGGCGGGCCGCGCGGTCGGCCTGAGCGAGGCGCATGAAGAGGTCCTGATGATCGGAGGGTACTGCAACATCGGGTTGCGACTGCCCCGTGGCGGGCCTTCCTGCCGTCCTTACGGGAACAGCGGCCCCGGAGATGGGAGCCGCCTGCGTGGACTTCTTGACTGAGTCGAGAACCTTCTTGTCGCCGTACTGGGCCGACTGGTTCACCGATATGGTTCCCTTACCCACCCATGCCTCCCATCATCTCAGGGGGAAGCTCCATACCCGGTGGCAGTTCTTCTTCGCCCATGGGGGCCTCCACGGCTCCGCCACCAACGGGGACCGATGGCTCGTCGGGCGAAGGCTCACCCTCAACGAAGTCGATACGGCCGTAGAGTTCGGGAATCTTCTCGGCAGCCCTTGTGATGGTGCCCTTGTCCTGCGGGTCCTCCACCCAGACCGTGACGGTCCAATCGGGGTTGTCATCAGTGCACTCTGCGGGGTTGATGAGCGGATCGCCGCCGAACCACACACGACCCTTGAGCTTGGAGATACCGGCGAAGACATCGGTGAGGACGGTGACAAGGTCCTCGCCCTCTGGGGCGGCACCCTCGGCAGGCATCCCCTCGGCGGGCACCTCGCCCGTGGGCATCGGCGGCGGCGGGGCTTCGCCCATGAAGCCGCGCTCCAGTCCATAGGCGGTGCGCTCCTGCGCCCCGATGTCGGTGTTGGCGGTCATCGGGGAGTTGGCGGCCTGATTGGCGATGGCCATGCCCTCGGCCTTCCAGATGCGGTCGCGCTCGATGCGTACCCGCTCGCGCTTCTTGTTGACGACGTAGGGAAGGTTCTCCTGAGAGGTATCCCAACTCAATAGCTCGTTCTGGTAGAGCTGCATGACCTCCACGTCGTTGCCCTGCCGGTCGATGAACGACTGTGCCGAGAGGGAGACGACGACTTCGGTCCACATCTCACCGTTGATGTGGAACTCCTTAGGCTTGGCCTCGATGAAGTAGGGCATCTTGTCCCGGACGCCGGTGCCCCTGACCGACTTCATGCCGGGGAACTTGTCCCACATGAGGAGCATGTAGCGGATGGCCTGCTCCCATGCCCGCATCAGGATGTTGAGCTTTGCCTGCATCCGTGCGGCGATGGGGCCGAGCTGGGCGTTGAAGCCCTTGCCGGTGATGATGGAGCCGCCGCCCTCGCCACGAAGGACAGCGGGGTTGTCGGAGATGAGGTCGAACCAGTTCTGCAGGACGGCCCCCAACTGCCACCATGCGTTCGGCAGGTTGATGGGACCGAGGAGTTCGACGGAGCCGTTGGCCCCCATCTCGATGAGCCCCCCCTGACCGATGGCGATGTCACGGGGAACGTCGCGGCCCTCCTTGACGGCGATGGTGGGGTTGACCATGGCCCCGGCCATCTTGTCCACGAGGTACATCTGGTAGTTGATCTCCCGCATCACCGGGATGGCGTCCTTGAACTCCATGTCTCCGAAGACGATGCCGGGGATGCCGAGGTTGCCGACGCAGACGATGGGCACGACCCCGGCCTTGTTCTCCACGGGGTCGGTGAGGAACTTGCCCCCCGCCTCGACACAGAAGGTGTTCTCGTCGATGTACGAGGTGACCTCGACTTCGTCCTCGCTGCGGATGTACCGGTCGGTGCCGTAGCGGGCGGCGATCTCGCGCCCCGTCATCTTGTCCACCCAGAGCGCCTGCTTGAGTTCCAGACCGTCAACGTCGTAAGGGACGGGGTGGAAGTGCTGGGGGACTCGGGTGAAGATGCGGGGGAGGTTCTTGCGGAGGTCGGGCCACGCCCCGATGACGCCGCCGCCCATGGCGCAGAGGCACCACGCGAGGTCGCGGGAGCGGCGCTCCATGTTGGACATCTTGAGGAGTGCCTGAATGGCCTGTTCCTCTCGGTCCGCGAAGTCCACGGCCCAAGCCCCAGGGAGGGGACCCGGAGCGGACTCCGGGGTCCCTGGGGAGAGCCCCGGAGCCTGAGAAGGGACGGCTGGGAGCTGCGTCTCTGGGGCAAGCTCGTCTGGGGGCTCGATGACCTGAACGGTCAAGGGCAGAGAAAGGTAGCTTATCTTGTTCTCGATAGCCGGTTTGATGAGGTTGATCGCCGTCTGGACCTCGGCGTCCTCGTCCGTCTCCCGAGCTTTGAAAAGGTAGTCAGTGGCGGCTTCCGCGCCCTTGTTGTAGCCGAGCCGCCGCACGTCGTCGTAAGTGCTTCCGAGGACAAGCGGGAGGTACTCGTCGTAGGAGGCGTCGCGAGCAGCGTCGCGAGTCTGGAGTTCCTCCTTCAGAGCAAGAATCTCTTTGATGTTCGCCAACAGACCTCTCTTGACCGGGGTAGAAGCTCTTCCCTACTAGTATACCATATGTTTTTAGAAGAATCTAGTGCTCTTAAGGGCTCTTAAGAGCTTAGCTAGTATGCTCTTAGGCTCTTTAGCTCTTTAGCTCTTTAGCTCTTTAGCTCTTTAGCTCTTAAGCTCTTAGATATATATATATACTCTCCTAAGAACAAAAGCTCTTAAGAGCTTATAGTTAACTATATGGGGGCGTCAAAAGTCGTAGTGGGGGTTGCGGACGAACTTTCCCCGCCCCCCTTTGGTGAACCATGAGCGATACGTGGAGTCCTTGTTCGCGGGAATCTGGGCGAGCCAGAGGGCCATGACGAGGTCGCTCTTGACCTTGGGGAACTGCACCATGTCGTCGATGAGGAGGAAGGCTTTCTCCTGCGTTGTGGGGACCTGTGCGTAGGGGATTCTCAGTCTTCCGTCCTCCACCATCCCGGCCATGCCGAAGACCCCCTGCACCGGGTCGAGCTTGTTCCGGCCCTCGGTGAAGGATGGCGAGATGAGCCCCTTCTGGCAGTAGGGAGCGGTGCGGTCGTCGCCGAGGAGCATCCAGCCGTGGTTGTTCTTCTCCACGGTGCCCATCTTCAGCGGGTACTTGGAGAAGAAGCCCTCGATGCCGTAGTCGGGGTTGCCGTCCAGCAGGTAGTCCAGCTGGCGTGAGTGCTCGACCTGCACCTTGAGTACGTCGACCACATGGACGAGGTTGTCGCGATGCTTGCGGTCCACGCCGATCACCACGTAGGCAGAGTAGGCGGCGAAGCGCGAGGTCGAGCCGGTGGCCGGGTCAAAACCAAGGTAGAGGTCCCACTCGGGGTCGTACCAGCCCATCTCGTGTTCGGGGTCGAGGCAGCCGGGGAACTTGACCTCCCGGCCCGACGAGTAGTCGATACCGCCCTTGAGCCAGACCTCTTGGAAGGCCATCTCGGCGGGATCGTAGGCGATGTTGCGGTAGCGCTTGTTGAAGACCAGCGTGCCGATGGAGCGGCGCTCCTTCTCCAGGTCCTCGACACTCATCATCTTCGGGTTGATGGACTGCGTGCACTCCTTGTCGCGGTAGCAGTCCAGCCGCAGGACGGTGAAGCGGGGGTCGTTCTGGAACTTCGCGTGGAGGCCTCTCGGGTGGAAGATGGTCCCGAGGTTGACGAGGCCCCAGTAGGAGGCCGTGTTGCTCCAGCTGAGCTTCTGGGGGATGAGCGCTTTTCCGTGGCTGTCCTTGGCCCACAGAGGACGCGGGGAGGTCATCGGCCCCGTGTTCACCCACTCGATGATCTTGTCACAGGCATCCTGCGTGCGGGCGGTGTCGGTCGTCTCGGCGTCGTCGATGTAGACCTTGTCCGACCGCTTGCCGAGGGCGTCGTCGGAGTTGACGCCGTAGAACTCGAAGTTTGCCCGCAGGTCGGAGATTTGCCGCTGCTCCACCGAGAAGGCTTCCCGCGACCACTGTTTCGAGCGGTCTGTCGGCTCGAATCGTCCGAAGACCTCTACGACCTTGCGTTGCCGCAGGAGGTTGCGGACGGACCCCGAACAGGCGTATCCCTCACGGGCGTTCTTGAAGATGCACTGGTTGCGGGAGTTGGGGTTGTCGCACGCCTCCATGGCAAGGGCCAGATTGAGGACTGTGGT